GACTCGCTTTAGGCGTATTCCGTCTAAACCGTGCAGAGTTCACCATCAGTCATCAGGGTCTAGACCCTTTTTCTAGACCATCTTTAGTCTCAATCAGTCTTGAATCTAGAAGCCTGAACTAAAGTTGTTGCATTAACCTCAGTGAACAGTTACGCTTGTTTCGTCATCAACCACGGAGCATGACATGAAGAAGTTAACTGCCCTTGTTGCCCTTGCCTTGACTGCTACAAGTGCCGAGGCCGCGACCATCTTTCTCAAACGAGAGTATGTGACCGGCACGACGAAGCATTGCGTTTACGATTACTACGGTAGCGATTACATCGTAACCATCCAGTCGTACCAACTCTGCAAATTGTCTATCACTATTTAACCAAAGCAAAACCACAGAGAGGTTTTTATGCACGAACTAGACGAAGCCGCATGGGAGCGATGGGTTGCCTACCGCAAGGCCATCCGCAAGCCCATCAAGGAAGTCAGCGAACACGCGATGAAACTTAAACTGTCGCGGTTTGGCGCTGACCAAGATGCCGTGGTTGAGCAGTCTATCGCTAACCAGTATCAGGGGCTGTTCGAGTTGAAGAAGTCCGCACCCCGTCCCGGCGAGAAAGTCGAGAAAACCGACAAGCAAAAAGCCGCCGATGTCGCCCGTCACGCTGAACAGGACGAGCGTTCGGCAAGACAATGGGGCAAGCAGGAGCCGACCCCTATCCATAGGCTCAAACTGTGCGAGGCGTACCTTGCGCGGTTGACCTTAAGCGACCCGCCCGACCGCGATGCTGTAGAGCGGTTGCGCGAGGCTGCGGCGGCTGCGCTGCGGATAGCCGACGCCATCGAAGTGCTGAACGACCCGCACCTCGCGGGGATGGTTCGCCAACTCTTTGGTGAACGCGGTCTGAACAAACTTAAAAAGCGAGAGGTGCAATCGTGAAGTTAACAACGAACGATATGTGGGATGCGTTGAAGGCGTACCAAGTACAGGCAAACGCCGATGGTCACGGCAAGTCGTGGCAGACAGCGTGCCAAACAAAAACCGTAGCCGACATGGACGCTGCAATCGAGGATTCGAGTGAACGGATGTTAGAAGCCGACCCCGATTACGAGTTGTTTGGTGGTCGCCCGAACGACGATTACGAGCGGATGTATACCGCAGGCGAGGCGATGATTAACGCTGTATATGTGATGCAGTCGGATGTTTCGCAGCAGGAAAACATCACGATGGCGATTCGACTTATCGAAAAGGCGCAGGAGATAGGAACATGAGCATTAACGCCATGCTGTGGGCGCAAGAGGTGAAGCCGTGACACGCGAGGACATCATCCGCATGGCGCGGGAGGTCGAAGATTACGCCGACACCATTTATCAAAAAGGCGAGTATCACCCCGGATGGTTGGAAGTTCGTGACCAACGCTTTGCCGCCCTCGTCGCAGCAGCCGAGCGGGAGGCGATTTGCCCGATTGTTTACGGGCTGTGCATCAGCGACAACAACGCGCAAGAAATCGTCAACGCCATCCGTGCGAGGGGGAGCAAATGACCCGCACCTGCAAACAATGCGGAGAGAAATTTTACGGCGCGTCGAGCATCCTTCAACATCGCAGCGGTGCCTGCGGTGGCGAGGAATTACTGAAGTCTCGCGGCTGGGTTAAGACCAAGGCGGGTTGGGTATCACCACAACGCGCAGCGCACGACAAACGCCGTGGAGTTTGAGCGGCTGATGAAAAACCGGGATGCGCCGCATATTGATTACGGCGCATTCCTCGGGTTGCTGCCAAACAACCCTAAAGCCTGCCCGTGCAATATCGACGGCATCATCGAGCGCAAGGGAAAGTTCCTCGTACTAGAATGGAAACGCGAGGGTGAGGGGATGTCCGAAGGGCTGCGCCGCACCTTGCAGGCACTTGCAGGGACTACGGGTTTTCAAGTTTGGGTGGTGCGCGGCGACACGGACAACGGGCTACGCATCGGACGGTTTTACTCGGTGCCACCTTTCGGCAAACCAAGGTTGTTAGGCGAAGGCATGGATGAGTTTATTGCGGTGTACCGGCTGTGGTACGAGTACGCCGACGGGTCTTTCTGATGCGCTACGCCGCACGCCGGGATGCGAACGATGCCGCCATCACCGCAGCCGTGAGAGCGGCGGGGTTTACGGTGTACGATTTGGGGCAGGCAGGTCAGGGCGTACCCGATAAACTAATCACCGCCCCCGGCTTCGCGGCGTTCCTCGAAATCAAGACCCCGACGGGAAAACTGCGAAGGGGTCAAGAACGCTTCCAGATGGCGTTTGAGCCTTTGGGGATGTGGTACCTAGCCCGTGACCCTGCCGAAACGGTTGCGTGGCTTCAGGCGCGGCTGACGACAACCCAGAAGCCTTGACCCATGAGTTGATGGTGCTGGAGGTGGTGGATGTGGAACCGCTCACAGAGGCGGGGGAGCCACCACCGCGCAGGTTCTTGGATGAGGTGGGCGTTCCTGCCGTCCGAAAGGGTCTTGCCAGCCGCCCCGGTGTGGACGGACAGGAAGCCGATGCGCGGCATGATACGGGCAAGGTCATCCAATACCGCGTCGAGCCGGTCGGGTTCAATGTGTTCTAGGACATCAATGCAGCAAACCATATCGGCTTCCTGCGGGTCGCCGTACTCTGGGAAGGCTGGGTCATAGGGTCGGTAATCAAACTCCAGCCCTGCGCCCTGTAGGGCGGTCTGGAGGTGCTTCTTGCCAGCACCGTAGTCGGAAATTGACCGGATAGAGTTATCCACAGCCAGTTTGGCGACGAGAGGCGCAAAGGCGAGGGAGGCTACCCCGTAAGCAGGATTTGTGTGCAGTTCGACCTGCTGTGCGCGGTACTCGTCGGAGATAGTAGTCATGCTTGCAACTCTCTGTGGGAGGAGTAGCATTATCGTACCATGGCGAAGCCAAAACCGTCGCGGTATGCTGCCGCGCTGCAATACCTCCAGCAGATGCGCGACCGTGCTAGCGAGTTTGTTAACACGCCGGGAACGGCGCGGCCCGACGAATATCAAGAACGGTTTGGATTAGCCGGTGATGCGGTGCCGTCGCTTGCTCAATCAAGCCAAGCAGCGGCAGCATTTGGGCGTGGTGCAAGCCGTGCGCCGTATCGAATCCTTGGAGCGCCTGTAGACATTTCGGCGCTTGGTATGTCTGCGGCTGGCTATCCGACAGAAACCCCCGTTGGCGGTTCAGATTGGATGATTGACCAAGCCGCGAGAGCAGGACTTGCTTACCCGCGTACAGATAATGCGATGGAAGCGATTGGCGATGTTGCAGCCAGTTTTGTAAACCCAGTTGGCCCTGCAACACGCATCGGAACCACCATTGAAAGAGGCGTTGAATATGCAAAGTCAATCCCCGGATTTGAGTCACTTGGACGACCCGGAAGAAATCGCAGCATGGCAGAAGCACAGAGAGCGGCTACGCGGGCAGCAGGTGGCACGCCTGCCCTCATCGGCACCCCAACAGAACCCCTCTCCGTTGCCGGTCGCACCTATGTTGCCTCCCCTTACAAAAAAGCCATAAAGACTGCGGAAAGTTACGCATCACGCCGGGGAACTTCTTACGCCCCACCGAAAACCTTTAGAAAGGTAATTCCCGAACGAGCAACTAAAATTGCCGCCGCTTACGATGCGATGCCACACGCCCCGAACGACCCAAAGGTTAAGGCAGCATACGATGCGATGATTGACGAAACGCTTGACCAGTGGAACGAGATTAAAAAATCCGGTCTAAAGGTCGAGTTTATTCGCCCCGATATGCAAGACCCGTATGCGAAAAGCCCTCGCGCCGCAATCATGGATGTGCGCGACAACAATCACTTGTGGGTGTTTCCAACTGAGAGCGGATTTGGCAGTGCAAAAAGCGCCGATGTAGATATTAGCGGCAATCCGTTACTTCGCAAAACAGGCGAGGTTATTGACGGTGTACCGGTTACCGCAAACGATATATTCCGCATCGTTCACGACTACTTCGGGCATCTTAAATATGGGCACGGGTTTCGCGCAGACGGAGAAGAAAACGCTTGGCGAGCGCACTTGGCTATGTACAGCCCATTGGCTCGTAAGGCGGTAACTTCGGAAACACGGGGGCAAAACAGTTGGGTTAACTACGGCCCGTATGGTGAACAGAACCGCAAAGCAAGTGCTGCCGACACGATATATGCTCCGCAAAAAACCGGCTTGCTCCCTGATTGGGTTATGGAAGAAGGTTTGGCAGATGAGTTCTACCCAGAAACACCGCTACGGTTGCCGCCCACCAAAATTGCAGCAGGGTTAACTCTGTACGGGCAAGGACAGCAAGAGCGTAAGTAACAGAAGTAAACTGTTTCATCAGATAAACAATCACGATATATTAACCACGGTATGCCAGCAGGTCGCCCCAAAGGAAGCCCAAACAAGTCAACCCAAGCAGCGAGGGAGGCCATCTCTCGTTTCGTAGACGGCAACGCAGACCGCTTGCAGGGCTGGCTCGACGAGATACACCAAGAGAAGGGCGCAGAGGCGGCGTTCAAGTGCTTCAGCGACTTACTCGAATACCATGTGCCGAAACTCGCACGGCACGAACACAGCGGCCCAGACGGCAGCAAGATTGAGATTGAGGCAACTTGGGGCAAGCCCGAGTGAAGCAGCGGGTAGAACTCCCGTATCGCCCTAGACGGGCCTTCATGCCTTTCCACGACCGCACAAAGCGGTGGGCCTGCCTCGTCGCGCATCGTCGTGCTGGCAAGACTGTCGCAGCGGTTAACGACATCATCCGCGCAGCCTTCATGTACCGGGGGCCAAATGGCCTCTTCGGGTATGTCGCCCCATACCAGAACCAAGCACGCCGCGTTGCGTTCGATTATTTTAAGCACTACGCCGCACCGCTTGCCCAAGACATCAACGAATCGCAGATGACGCTGACGCTGGTTAACGGCGCGAAGATAGGACTGTTCGGCGCGGATAACGCAGATGCGATGCGCGGCCTCGGGTTTAGCGGCCTGTATCTCGATGAGTACGGTGACTTTAAGCCCAGCGTATTCGGTAATGTGTTAAGACCGGCTCTTGCTGACAAAACCGGATGGTGCGTTTTTGCGGGCACTCCGAAGGGACGCAATCAGTTCTACGACATTTACCAGACCGCCCAGCGCATACCGGATGATTGGTTCCTGTTGCGCCTACCTGCCAGCGAGTCAGGGCTACTGCCACAGAGTGAACTTAACGCGGCAAAGGCACAGTTGTCGGAAGACCAGTACCTCCAAGAGTTTGAGTGCAGTTTCGAAGCAGCCATTATCGGTGCGTTTTTTGGCACAGAGATGCGACAGGCAGAGCCGCGTATTAACGAGCGTGTAGTCTTTGAGCCGGGGTATCCGGTACACACAGCATGGGACTTGGGCTACCGCGATGACACCGCAATATGGTGGTATCAGGTCGTGGGCGGCGAGGTGCGCGTCATCGACTTCTACGCAGTCTCGGGTGCAGACATCCGCGCCATTGCAGAGGTAGTCGTTAACAAGGGTTACACCTACGGCAAGCATTACCTGCCGCATGACGCACGCGCCAAGAGCCTACAGACGGGGCGCAGCATCGTAGAGCAGTTGGCTGACCACCTCGGCAT